TTATATATTACAGAAGTTTCAGACCTTCGGCGTTAACTTGTCGGAGGCTGACCTTTTCGATATATGTCTGAACGCAAAGATAAGCGGAGGGGGTGAGATGAACGAGGATTGCCAAACACGGGTGTCGGTGGCAATTGCGAAGTTCATCCCCTCTCTATTGCTTCGTGCCACTTCCATCAGCGAAAGCGGTTTTTCTATGTCTTGGAACATTCAAGGCATTAAGGATTACTATTCATTTCTGTGCAAGCGGTACGGTTTGAAAGACGAACTGGGTAACAAACCTAAAGTGACTTTCTTATGATATTCGCTCCACACATATTGCAGGTAAAAGTTATCACCCCAATGGATAAGGATGAGTTTGGCAGACCTATTCCCGGAACAGGTGGTGAAAGCTGGCAGGAGGTGTGCAAATGCCGTTGTGATGATAACACTACCAAAGAGTTTTCATCTGATAACGGCTCTGTGTATCGTCCGAATTATCATGTGGTATGCGAGAAGAGAATTACTGTCAAGGCTGGTGATGAAGTACGTTGCATGGATGGTGATAGCGTAAGAGGTCAAGGCGAAGTTTATACAGTGAAGAGTACAAACTACTTTAACTACTCGGAATTATGGATGTAGATTTCGATTTCTCAGATGTCGACTCCTTTTTCGATGAAGGAGAATGGGAGGTCGAAAAGAAGATGATTGATGTAGGCGATGAAGCCGTGAAGTACGCAGAGGAACATGGGGATTATCAAGACCATACACTCACTTTGAGAACGTCCAATGATTACGATGTCGATAAAGACGGTTTGACATTGAAAAACGAAGCGGAATACGCATCATTCGTAGAATCTAAAGGGTATGATGTTTTGAGTAGTGCTGCTTTATATGCGGAGAAACGATTAAAAGAAGAATTTGAAAAATGAAAAAGTACATTGGAACAAAACAGATTGAAGCAGAACCTATGACATTGGGTGAAGCTTGCAGTAAAGGCTTGGTAAAAAGTGAAATAGAAGAGAATGAGTCTTATAAACTAGGATATCACACTCGTACTGAATATGGCTATGAAAGTTGGTCACCCAAAAAACTGTTTGAAGAATCATATCGAGAAGTCAAGGAAGAAACTCCTATCTGTTTCGGTGATGCTATCGAAGTGTTAAAACAAGGTGGGGCTGTTCGTAGAAGTGGTTGGAACGGTAAAGGTTTGATGGTATTCAAACAAGTGCCAGCTCATATCGAAAGCGACATCATCCCTAAGATGCAATCGCTTCCCCAATCGGCAAAAGACCTTATTCTGAAAGGTAAGGGATTTATTGACTATACAAGCCAGTGTCTTATCTACAACGAGAATACCGGACGCGCTGATTCATGGGTTCCGTCTATCAGTGATGTATTTGCAGAAGATTGGGAGATTGTGGAATGATAGTAACTACCGACATAGGAAACATTCTCTATCGGGACTGCAAGGCTTTCGGAATAGATATAGTGCCTGATGGTGAAACGTTGACGGGTGAATTGAAGTCCGAAAGGATTGTCATCCACACGAAGAAACAACAGCCGGGAAAGTATTGGAAGAAATCTTTCGCAGAAGTGAATCTATGTGTACCCAATTTAAGCGAGAATGAAGCGAACACAATCCGGCTTAACGAACTTGAAAGAAAGGCTGGCAAGCTGCTTGATGATGTAGTAAGCACCTATGACGGTACAACCTATCGTTACTCTATCGAATCAATTGGCGCGGAAGCGGATGCAGCTTTGAAATGCCATTACGTGAATGTGAGAATTTTATTTGAAGTAATAAATGTAAAACTATAAGATTATGATTTCAGCAGTAGGAATAAAAAGAATCTTGTTTGCCGACATTGATAAGGTAACGGCAGACATTACCCCCGAAATCGCAAAGACTTTGATTCAAGCCGCTATCAAAGCGAAAGATGAGGTTTTGAATGTACACGGGGAAACGTGGCAGATTGAGGAAACGGAAGCCTCTGTCACCGGGTACAAGAACCAATTAACGGGAAAGAATTACCGTTACGATGATGTGCCGGGAGAAGTATCGCCCGCTTTCTCTATCGGACAATATGACTGGAAGACCAAGAAAGCGTTCATGGGTGGCGATGTTATTCAGGCAACATCTAAAGATGTAGGTTGGAAGCGTGCTTTGGATAAAGTTATTATCAACAAAGCATTGTTCTGTCTGACCGATGATGATGTCTGGTTCATCTTCCCAAAATGCCGTATTGTTTCCCGTGAAGCCAATACGGATAAGGCAATTGCAATCGCTGTAAAAGGCTTGGTGCAGGAACCGGGAATCGAAGGTGTTTCTTCTGAGTATAACTATGAAGAAGGGCAGATTAAAGCTTTGCAGGCATGAACTACAGTAACCATTGTACCTACTCCTTCCGATGCGACCGTAAAGCTGGACGGTGCAACGGTCAAGTCAAAGCAGGTGAATGCTGGGGCTACCGTTCACTATGAAGTGTCGAAAGTGGGGTACGTCACTCAGTCAGGAGATATTAAAACCACTCCTTCTGAAGTTGATACCACTCTTAAAAAAGAGATAACATTGGTAAAAGCACAAGAGTGATAACCGGGGGATGGATATATACCATTCCCCCTTTTAGTTTAAGAATATGAATCAAGCAGCAAAAACGGTTTCTGATGCTTTGTTAGGGCTGGATTTCATGAATGTGGAGATAGGAGGGATGGTTTATACCATTAAACCTCCTACAATTAAAATTATCTGTCGTGCCATTCATCATTTTTCCAATATCGGCATGACTGGAGATAATGTCATGGAAGCTATTAAAGAGCTTCCTGAAGCTACTGAAGATATGCTGAAAGGTATTTCATGCTTTATCTGCGGGAATGATAGTTTGGTCAAAGAATTGGAGAACGGCACTTTTGAAGAAGTCAAAGATGCCTTGGAAGTCTGTTTCTCTATGATGGATATTTCGGCTTTTCAGTGTGTCAGCTCGATGAGGAACGTGTCGATGCTGGCAGCAAGACCGAAACAGTAGGAAACACAACGTTCTTCGGGCAGATAGCCCATTTGATTGACACGCTGCATCTGAGTTATACAGAAGTGTTTGAGATTATCCCTTATCGGAATCTGCTGATGATGCAACGGGATAAATTACGCGCAGTATATGGTGGTCAGAAGGTGAATAGAATCAGTGGTAAGGAATTGGCTAATCGTAGGAAAAAGAAATAGGATAAAGCCGGATTTCTCCGGCTTTACTTTATGAAAGTAAAAGTATGTTTGTATCATCTACTATTTGAGCATGGTTTGTAGCTCGTATGATTATTTTATCATTGATTCTGATATCTAAGATAGATTCCTCAATGCCATCATGCTTAATAGGGAATACCCATGAATTAAATCCTTCCATAAGATTAGGGAAAGCAATAATCGCATGAACGATTTTATTTTCTGAAATTATTCCTTTCATCCTAAAGTATGAGACCGTTTCTTTTATTTGACGTACCATACAATAGGGATAATCTGAATCAGGATTCTTTGCAGCATGAATACTATTTGCATATTTGGTTTCAATAAATAAAATCCATTCATCTTGATCACAAGTTATTGGAAAAACAACACATTCACATTGTCTGGAACGCTTTTTTTTAGTGATAGGTAATGCATTTTCAGGAAATGCATCAAAAAAAACTTTTACATTATTCTCATTTAATATATGAACAGCGTTAATAACATTTCTTTGAGCGCCAGAAATTTCAACTGCTCCTTTATTATAATCTTTCCAGTCTACAATATATAGATGAGGATTGTATATAGAACAAAGGCATGTTTTATGTTGGGGTAATTGTGCCAATAATCTATTCTTCATTTTTCTTCTGGAATAAAATAATTAAGCATTGTATAATATTCGTCCATCGTTTCGTTCATTATTTCATTGAAATAATGTTTCCCAATACTATTAGTATGATGCTCTTGAATGGAAAATATTTCTCCATCTTTTATTTGCCATGCAGAAACGAGTTTAGGGTTAATCCATGAATTGTAGCTTTCCAAAGAATTTGCAATATCTTTGGGCATATTATTCTTCACAAGCCAACCCATTATACAATTATTTAATGAATAGAGTATGTATGGACTGTGAGTTGTTAGAAATAACTTATGTTCTTTCTCCTTTATTGAACTTATTATGAAATACAATAAATTCTTTTGTGTAGAAGGGAATAAGTTTAACTCTGGCTCCTCCATGTATAAACTTGTATAATTTGTTTGGATAAAATGAGTAAAATAGTCAGATAGTGAACTTAAAAAAGTTTCTCCAGCCTTAGGTAAATGAATTTTCTCATTCTCCTTTGTGACTTTTAAGATCGTTTTTAAATATTGATGTAGCCATTTTTCGTTATTGAGATTTGTTTTATTATCAATAACTTCTGATAATGATTTTGATATTATTATATTTAATAATTTAGCATCTCTTTCTTTATTATCAATGTTGTCGTTTCTATCTCCTTCATAAATAGATTTAGTAAAATAGTTGACTAATGTATATAAAGGAATCATAGATTGCTGCCCACTTGAAGCATTTATTAATTGGATTTTGTTTCCGTCCAATGTTTCTAGAAAATCAATATCTTGATTCTCATCATAGTAATATTTGGTATCTAAAGATTTAATATCCAAGCCATTGTCAACAGTATATACTTTTCTTGCAATATTCCAATCTGACATAAAATTAAAAATATTGTTTTTAGGTAAATTGACTTGTTTCCAATCAGATATCATAGAAACGATATTACGTTCAGCAGGTATGTATGAAATTTTAGTTCTAATATAATTGTATTGATTTATCCATTCAAAAGTCGGAACTTTACTTCTATATTCAAAAGAAAACTTAACAACAGAAGATGCGTACATAATCTTTGAATCATTGGAAAAATATCCATCTAATTTGTGAAAAACGATTAAATTAGTAATGAAATTATCATCTTTAAGAAAAAAGTCAAAAGATTGTTCCAATGAAACTTTCTTTTCTACCCATGAGCAAAAGCATGCAATTTTGTTAATAGTGCTTTTACCTGAACTTTGCGGACCTATAATTACATTTACTTTATTTAATGTAATATCTATGTCTTTTATTGGTCCTATGTTCTTAATTATTAATTGAGCCATTGATTTATAGGGTTAGTTTATTGTGCAAATATAGTGTTATTAAATAATGAAATAACAATATATACTATTAATTGTTGTCTTAAAAACAAAATTTGTTTATTCTATAAATTCTCTGCTAACTTCTTAATATCATCCTTACTATTGATAACATGGGTGCTATCTCCTATGCGAACAGCTCCTATAACTTCATCGGAAGATTTTTCAAAAAGGTCTGAAACTTGAACATTCAAAGCAGATGCTATTCGTTCTAATACTTCTACTGAAGGATTGCCATTTATGTGTTGACTTAATCCTACTCTGGATATTCCCATCTTATCAGCAAGCTCTTGAACAGTTGTTCCTTGCTCTTTTATAACTTCTTTTATTCGTAAAGCCATAACTATTCTAAATTATATTTTGTGCAAATATACATACTTTTAAATATGTAAAGCGATAGCTATTCTTAAATTGAGTTAATGTAAAGCGAAATATTTCTATTTTGTTTGATTATTTAAAGTGAACGGTTTACATTTGCATCGTGGTTATAAAATGATAGATATATGAAACGCTACAACTTATCTCAAATAATGAAAGACGCTCACCGCTTCTACAATAGCCGTTCAAGAATGGGCAGAACTTTTGGCGAATGCCTGAAACTCGCTTGGCGTTGGGCGAAAGACGCTATCAAGTTTGCAGAAGAAAGAGAAGTTAAGATCAAGGCTATGTTAGCCAACCAGAAGCCGGTAGAGCGTACATCTTACAATGATAGTAAGATTACTTGGTCTGACTGCTACAATTCAAATAGCCGTGGGTATATGGGTTCTCAATATTGTGGTGATTAAAGTCAGAGCAAAGTAGAAATGAATAAATAACTTAAAATATAAAGATTATGGAAACAATAGAACTAAGAGAAAGCGATAAAAGAAGAGCTGTGAATCTTAATCGCAAAAACGGTTACGGCTTGGATAGCAAACAGATGATGCGCCTTATTAACAATCATAAGAAAGGTGATGCGTACAAGTGTGCTTTGATAGAGTTTCGCTTGACTGATATAAACTTTCATCGTGAAGTTGAAATGCTGATGAACGGCAAATATGATGAATTGAAAGAACAGGTAAAACAGTGGTAAGCAAAGAGCGCACCATCTTCACAGGCAATGCGCTCAAAATAGTATAAACACATAATGCGATTATGCGCATTATGAATTTAGTTGTAAAGATAGTATAAACACATAAGATAGGAACGAATATGAGAACAGAAATTATTAAAATGGAAAATTCTTCTTCATGTGAAATTGATTTGATTGAAGTAAGAGATGGACAAGCGGTAACCTCTTCATTGGTGGTTGCCAAGTATTTTGGCAAAGCACATAAAGATGTATTAAGGGCTATTAAATCATTGGATTGTAGTGAGTTATTTAACCAGCGCAATTTTGCGCCCGTTGAATATGTCGATAAAAAAGGTGAAAAAAGACCCATGTACTATTTAACTCGTGATGGGTTCACCTTTTTGGCTATGGGGTTCACTGGCAGGGTGGCTGCACAATTCAAAGAAGCGTACATTAACGCCTTTAACGAAATGGAAGAAATGCTCCGCAAGAATGATTGCACCAAGTATGCTGAAAAGATATTCAAATCCGAACTGAATTGTTTCAATAAACGGTTGAAAGAAACAGCAGCAAAAATAAGAAGAGAGAATGGAGTCGGATTTGGTATTTATGGTGAGATACAGGCAGGCGTATATGATTGCGACAAATTGCCTTTCCAAGAAAGATTGCGCAATATATTTGCCCAAATAAGCAATGCCTATGTAGAAAGTTATTATTTGGCAGGACACTATATAAACGCTGATAATCAAAACAAGCAGATACGCAAGCTGATTTCTGATTTTGAAGGGAAACTGGTAGAGGGATTTAGAATATATCCAAGCATATAAATACGATTATGAACTTCAAAACAAGACCACCGCCAATAATTGCTACCAAATGAGAGATTAAAAACATAGTTATAAATCAAAAACAACAAGAAAATGAGTAAACGATTTGC